TTGATTGTAATTTTTCCCTTAGTTCCCCACACTCTTGTCTTTGTTGTTCTTGTAAACAATGCCATGATATTATTTTCCACTACCGGTGGCCGCGGGTTTAATTGTGTTTTGTGTTTGTGCTCAAACCGTCGGCTGTCCAGTGTGAATCCTGTATAAGCCGAAAGGTTTTTACAATTGCATATCCAATAACTTTTACATACTCGTATTTTACACCATAGTCATCTGCGTTTAAAGCGGTCATGACTTTTTGTTCCAGCTTTTCAGGAGTTGATTCACCCAAATCATTTGATGATACATGCTTCGCTATTTCTCCCATGATGATATTGGATATCGTACTTTCTGCCTGGAACATGCGCTGATAAAGTGTTTCAATATTTGATATAGAGTATCCCGCGCAAACTACTATTGTAAGGGTTTTACCATCTCTTGTGGCGATTGTTTGCGGCGCCATTTGTACAACTCTAAGACGAGTGGATTGAAGAAAAATAGTATCGACAAAGGGGATTCTGAAGTAAGTGCCTGCTGATAAAATTTTTATTTTCTTGCCCAGTCGTACCCTTATAGCCATTTCCCATGGCATTATTATAACCCACCATTGAAATATCCTGGTTAAATAGTCAAGAGTGTCTTTTATAAAGTTCATTTTATTATTTTAAAATTGGTGCGTGATTGATGGTGTCTCCAAGTACATACCGCCAGCATTCATATTGTATAGTGTCTTTACCATTGTTTGTGGTACCGATCGGCGGACAGGTTGGTTTACCTAACCAATTATCACCTCGTGCAATTTCGTTTAAGACCAGCTGCAGGTTTCGGCCACACACTGTATCTACAAATGGAACTCCTGCAAACCGCTTTGGCCAAAGTGTATCGGCAACAGAATTGATAAGGCTTTTATCTTTCCTGTATTTAAAGGATAATAAACAAGCCCGGTCGCATTGTACAGTAGTGCGTGGTGCCGGCAGCTGGGTTTTGCTGCATGATGCAAGCATCAATGCAATAATGATAGATAAGATTTGTGTCGTCATGATTTATATGGTTTTATTTTTTACAAGCTGAGCATAGATCTATCTCAACCCAATGACAGGGTGCGCCATTTCTTGCAATGCACTGCCTGCAATCTTCGTTTGTGCAGCCACATTCACGACATTTTGCTTTGCGCTGCCAGTAGATTATTTCTCCTTTGAAGGGGAGCTGGTGTGTTCTTCTCCACCAGGTGAACATAAGATCGAAAGATCCTTTTGGGTTTTGCTCTTTGGATCCACTTCTAAAACTAAAACCATCTGCCCAGGCTAAATGGTCTTTTTCTTTATCGGTAAGCGTTTTGTTATTAACAAGCACAGTCCCATTTTTCCGAATTACAATTGAGGACACGGCAATGATCTCTGACTGACCAAGCTTTCTGCAATACTTTGTTCTCAAGCCAAAAAATAAATATGCAGTTTGCCCGGGACGGGTTTTGTATCGGCGTTTCTTTCGTATGGTTTGGTTCTTTGATCCATCAAGGACCATAGGAACAAATAGCGGTTTGAATGAGTATGCTGGCATAAGATTTTTGTTTTAAAGAGAAGGGCGGGAATGTTTGCTTAGGGGCCAACCTTAGTTTTAAACACTCCCGGCACCTTCTGTTGCTACTGATCAGATCATGCAGGATTATCCTGCGGCTCTCCAACGTTGACACCGAAGCCAACCGCCATTTCTGCTTCGACGACTACCGGAAGCGTTCCTTCGATAGGAACTACGCCGTCACCTAAGTCCGCATCGGCTTTTACTTTTACAGTTGCAAAGCCGGGTGTGAGGAAATTCAATTTGAATTTCGTTTCATCGGTCGGATCTTCTTCAACCGTACACACATCCGTGTTATCGCTTTCATATTCTACACTGTCTGCCTGCACTTTTGCGGCATTGCCGTGACGATCCTGCGGTGATACGGTACCTGTTGCGAATTGATTGGGTTTAGCAATTACTGCCATGAGACCTCCTTTGATTTTGATTTGATTTATAATTAACTCCCAGATCAGCCCGGGAGTTTGTCCCGATGTACTACCAGCTTTGCCCAGCATGTATACAACAATTATTATTGCTGCGATGATGGCGATGCCGATGATTGTGTTTGCACTTGTTCCCATTGTGATGTTTGTTTATTGCATTCAGAAATGATGTATGATAAAGTGAATATCATGATGAGCCATGACAGCCACTCGTTACGCTTAAAGAATGGTGGATATTTTGCGTTCATGGTGTTTCGTTTTTTTGTGATCGTACCAGGTCAATAAAAAGAGCCAGTAAAAGAAAAGCCGGGATTAAAACAGGTGATACCGGTACTTGTGTCGCCATAGACACAAAAGCAGATCCAGCAAAGAGTGCAAAGAGTGTGTTTAAGAATCTCATCTTGTTTGGTTTTGTTGTTGATTGTATTTTCGATGCTCCGGATCGATGTATGCAAGACCCAACCAGGTGAAGAATTCACCTTCTGTTTTCCATACCGGTGGCAGTGTTGGATTTTTTATTGCTGGATTTAGCGTCCATCCTTTTTCATTACTGCCAATACATTCACCACGCTTGCGCAATCCAATATTTTTTGCACCGACCCAACCTTTACGTGACCAGGCACCAGCCAGTATATGATGTGAGTATTCGGCACTACCGGTACGAATGGCATATTGCCTGTAGTAATCACCCGGCTGCGGCATGAACAGATCCAGCTCGATACCAGGACAGGTTTGTGAAGTAGTGATAATCTTCATCATACGGCCTTCAACATTCCCGTATTTGATCTCCTTTGTTATGGTCATGAACGCCTCGACAAAGTTGCGATCGGTAACGAGCGCAGTGTCTTCAGGAAATAAGCCAACCTTCTTTTCTTCTTTTTTTGGTATGCATACAATTTCGATATCACTCACTTGCAGCTCCAGCCTGCGGATGCTGCCGGCGAGATGTATTTTTTCACAATGCGGCTCCAGCAGCTGATAGATGTGTGCGGCCACACGCTGCGCTTTGTCGAAAGCGAAGTAGGTTTTTTGTTTTGTTGGTTGGGTTGTCATGGTTGTTTGATTACAAGGATTGCTTTTGTGTTTTGATGCTCTGCCATGTTGAGGCGATTGAGTAATGCATCAAATTTTTTTTCCCATAGTTCCTTTTTTTGTTTTGCCTGGTAACCGAAATGAACATGCCAGTACTTTTGTGCGAACCGCATGTTGTGCCCGATATGCGCCAGTTCCAGGAATAGTTCCTTTAATTCTTGTTCGCTATCTATGTGGATGGTTGGCATGTCATTTAAAATTTGATACTTTCTTCCATGGGCGATCCGGTACTATTTCGAATCGCTTGTGTTGATTCATGAATTTTTGTTTTTCCTTTTCAGGATCCTGGCCAGGGCGAATGAATATGCAAGTCTTTGCGTCGATGCGGACACAGATCATTTCTTTCAGGTTGACTTCTTTTGTCTGATACTTTGATGTTTCTGGTTTTTTAATGATCGCATCACGCATGCGCTTGGATGTTTTGTCCTGGTCCTTGAATCGCTGGCTGTTCTTTTTCTTTAGGTCCTTTTTTATTTGTGCATTGTGCAGCCGATCAGTAAGAGATAGTTTACCAAGTATCGGCGTCTGTTCTTTGATAATACCCAATACTTGCTGCTCGGGTTTGTCAACTATCGATGCGATATCCTTGACGGATTTTTTTGACATTAATCCCTGAATCAGCCGAAGCTCCAGTATCGATATATTATTTGCCGCTTGCAATTTGTTTTGTATCCTTTACTGGTTTTAGTTGAATTGTTTTGCCGGCTTTTGGTGGACGATTGCCAAATGCAGCTGCCTTCACCATGTCAACCTCCTGCTTGTGTGAGTTGACTATAACAGTGGCCACACGGGAAAGTGCTTCAGCCCTGGATATTTCTTTTTCCAGATCAACTTTGGGATCTGCGAGTTTGTTCATTTGATTGAACAAAATTTTTCTAAGCTCTAAGGCTTCATTGTTGTTGCTCATGTTGTTTTAGATTTTATTGTTCGGTTTAATTTTAACTGTGCTCTTTTCAGTTCAATCAGATCTTTATTTTTCAATACATCCTCGTACACATCCATCCCTGTTCTCCCAACAATCGTGAACGCAACATATCCGTCAGTTAATCTCAGGCTTGAGCTATTGCGTTTCATATTGTCAACCTTCGTCATCAGATACCAATTGGATGGCTTGCAATTGAGAGTATTACCATCTTTGCAGGCAAGCACATGTCCTTTTGGAACCGGACCGTTTTTCTTTTCCCAATTATATATCTGAAGCTCTTTCCATATTCCCTTGGAGATTCGGATGTATTTATGCGGCTGCTCGTTTCTATCTTTTCGCTGGCGAATAGTAATAGCACCATCATGCAATGAATTGTGATTGATGTTGCCTTTTTTAAACCTGGTGTCTGCTGTTTTGGCAATTGCCTCAGCACTCATGTACTCAGTTTGCTTTTTGCCTTTGTTAAGAGGTACATGACCCTTTTTAATTCTTGCTTCGGCGATGAATTTTTTAATAATGTGTCGCGGTGTTTTCAATCCCAACTGCCGCATTCTTGTAGCCACAAACGTGTCATTTCTTCCGATGATCGTTGCCATTCTTTTTAACGGGACCTTCAGATAACTGCGTTTGAGATATCGATCGATCTTAGGAGTAGAGCTTGTTATTCCTCTCAGTTTATCAGATCTGAATTTTGCCGATACTTTCTTAGGTACCTTCAATCCTAATTGCTTTTTTATTCGGTGGCAAGCGCCATCGTGCAGACCCAATTTGATGTCCATATCATGGCCGGACATCTTCAGGTAGTTCCGCCTGATGAAGTTTTTTTGCTTGTATGTTAATATCATCTTTGGCATATCATGTGAATTCGTATCGTTCGTTTTCTTGTACTATGATTGTTTTGAATGGAAAGCTTTCAATGGGTACTTGTTTTATTTGATCCATGAGCGTAATGGATGCGCACCAGGTGATGTATTTGATCCCGTTGACTTCGATCTGCAGATCCAAGCGCTGGCCATGGCCTTTGTCATATTTTGATTTTACGATCCGGAACCGATGAACTGATATCTCTTTGTTCAGGATCCTGACGATCTTGATCCGCTCACCAGTGAATGCCGGCGCCGGGGGTGCGATGTTTAAGTTTTTAAACAGATTCATGCAATAAGGTTTTGATTAAATGGTTGCTGTTACAATGTTTTGCCCAACCCATATAGCTTGCGATGGATGCCGTGTTCTTTTGCATGGCAATCATTCGTGCAAAGTTTTTCTTAATGGTTTTTCTGAGGCGGATATGTGTGTGATAGAACACATATCCAACGAAGTCAATTCCTCTTGCCTCTACAGGGAATATCTGGTATGTTTCTTTCACCTGCAGTTTTAGTCGATCACTTAAATAATTTTTGATACCGGATAGCAGTGTGTGAAGCTGCTGTTTGCCTGGAGCGAGAATAACCAAGTCATCAGCATAGCGGAAATAGTATTTTACTTTCTGCTCTTCCTTGATCCAGTGATCAAAGTAGGTGAGATAAAAGTTTGAAAGATATTGGCTGAGATAATTGCCGATCGGCAGACCAGGTGCGCTGTCAATTATTTCATCCAGCAGCCAGATAAGATCTGGATCTTTAAATTTCCGTCTCAGCAATGATTTCAATACATGATGATCAATGGACGGATAAAACTTTTTAATATCTAGCTTCAGGCAATATTGCGTGCCTGGTACATCACGAAGCGCAGTCCTGACTTTATAAGCCGCTGCATGTATACCACGTTTCTTAATGCAGCTATATGTATCGGATGTAAATGCTGCAACAAAGATTGGCTCCAAGATATTCATTACGGCATGATGAACTATGCGATGCGGGAAGTATGGCAATCGGAATATTTCTCTTTCTTTAGGCTCATATATTTTGAATGTTTGGTACCCGGATGTTCTATAGGTTTTGTTCAATAACTGTTGCTGCAGCTGTAAAATGTTTTGCTCGTTATTTTTCATATGAAGCTGCACTCCGTATTGCCAATGCTTACCCTTGCCGGCTCGCTGATCAGCCAGCTGCAGGTTTTCTATGGTGCAAATGCTTTGATATATATTTCCGATCCGTTTCATTGACTTTGCTTTTTAAAACTGGTGTTCACTTTCATTACCAACCAGCTCTAATCTTGAATCATTTTTTGCGACTGTTGGCAGGGTTTGTATTGCTTTAGTTTAGCATAGGTGAACGCTGACATTCGAATTCGAGTTCCAGTTATCGTAATCGTTGTACGAGAGCCTGAAGCCTGAGACAGCGACAACGCAATACACAACCGGTTTAATTATGTATATAATTGATGATCGATATGCATTTTCAAAAAATGTTCTGCGAAAAATTTTTGCATGTCCCAATTGGGAAAGCAAAGGCGAACGCCGACACTCGAAGTCGAGAGCCCGTAATCGTAATCGTGGTACGAGAGCCCGAAGCCCGAGGGTCTCTTCTTATCGGCCTTTACGCGGAAGACAGGGAATCGCTTGTATTCATTCGTGTCTGTATAATCTGGCCGCCTGTTATCTTTTATTGCTTCGGCAATAATTGATAGCTGATAATCACGAACGATTCTTTTCTGATGTCTTTTTGCAATGCTTTTTACGATCGGCAATTTTGTTGGATCATCGCCCGTTATTTCGCAGGCATCTTCAAATGAGAGAACTTCATTTGGAAGATTGTCGGGGCCGACCCCATACTTGGTGCAGAGCTTGATGAATTTTTTACTATGTGTCATATTGGTTGGGTTTACCTGATTTTTAAATCTTCGTACACGTCATTGAATTTTTTGCCGGCATCAATCGCATGATCAGGATTGAAAAAGCAAAGGCGAACGCCGACATCCGAACCCGAGCTCCAGTTACCGTAAACGTCGAACGAGAGCCCGAAGCCCGAGGGTTTGGAAGGATCCTTCACGATCTTGTGCCATGGAAAGTGTTTCCACTGATCTGTATTGCCGGCATCAAGAACATTATCCTGATTGTACGTCTTAGCAATAAGCTTTCCTTTACGATATGCCAGTTCATCGATCGTTTCACCTGGTCGCAGATTATAATCATTTGCATTCGCGCCACTGAGACGGATGATATCATCCCAGCCGCTTATTTCATCGCAGATGTTGCGTCGTGTGAACGCAATTGAAGGAAAGAAAAGCTTTAAAGCTTTTTGTATATCTGAGCAACCGCAGTTGTTGTATGCGTTGATCAGATCTTGTTTTTTGAGTTCAACTGTTTCCATGATTTATAGTTTTAAAAAGGTAAATCGTCGTTGGGTTTATAATCACTGTTATCTGCACCTGCTGATCCTTCGTTGTAAAGGGATCCTTGTGTTGGCTCGGATGAGTTGCTGATCATTTTGTTTTCAAAATTTGTCTGTTCGTCTACCTGGTACCTGGTCAGCTCGTCCGGTGTAAGGAAGTCTTCGCGTTTGAAAACATATGGCCGGCCATTGCCTTCTACTTCTACCCGGGTCATATGCTTGTTACCATCTTTAAACACTTCATCCCATTTGGGATAGGAGTGGCGATTGTTTACGTATATCTTCTCCGGATTGCCATACAGATCTTTATTTTCAGGATCGAGCTTGTGATACTGATCGATCTTCATTTCTTCTTTCAAAACTTTTTCTATATAGTTGGCCTCGTAGCGGCCATTGAAAAATTCTTTGTGTATGGCAATGCGTGTCATTTTTATTTCATTCACTCCAAAGTCCATGAACATGTCACGAATACGCTGACGTATTTCTTTTTGCACAGTGGAGCGGCTGAATTCAATTACCTTTTTCATTGCTTCAGTTTTCAGCAATGCTTCATGAAACCACATGCGCCCTAGCTGCTCCGTTTTTATTTTTCGTTGATTGAGGAATGAAAGGAATGCTGGTATTTCTTCTATGAATGTTTTTGCGATATGCGGGTTCTCCTGCTTTAGTACCGGTACTTTTATGATCCAGTACCGGATATCCTCATCATTCATATATATGAAGTTCTCTTCGTTGTTTGTGATGAAGATGAACTTGATAAAGCAATCGAGCTCTACATGATCCTTGCCTTTTGCATTCATCGTGATCTTATCCGCAGTGGATAATGATTTTACTTTTTCAACTACATGCTGCTTGTCAATTTTTGTTTCATCGCAGATGACAACAAGCTTTGTGGCCCAGTGTGCATTGAAGTCACCGGCAAGATCCTGGTTGCCGACTATGGCGACATTGGCTGAGAATATCAGCTTTATCAATTTTGCCAGCGTGGTTTTGCCGGTCTTATTTTCTTTACTTACCAGGCACAGGATGGGAAGCTTCTCTGCAGGATACTGATATAAGACCTGTATATAATCCAGAGCGAGATCAAAGTTTGAGTATTCCAGTTTTTCACCGGTCTTTGGATGTTTGAATGACACTTTACGATCGCCAAAGACATGATGTAAAAAGCCGATGATGGAGGGGCAATCTTCCTCAGTGCATGGATCATCATCGGGTTTATATTCCAGCGGCGAATAAACATTAAAGCAATTGTGAATGATTTGCTGAAAGTTTGTATTGTCAGGAACATTGCAAAATTCTTCGAAGCGTGGTATGTGCTTTACAAAATCCCGGCTATGATCATCGATAATGGTTTGCTTTCTGCGCCCTTTAAATATTTTCTCCAGCTGCTTATACTTGTTGGGCTTGTGTATGAATTTGTAATAATCATCCCCCACCCGGAAGTAATCTTTAGCCCGTGCCGGCACCACTACATCACATTCGCCTGTTTCATCGTTGAATTTATATTGCGTACCGTGGAAGACAAAGTCTTTCCCTTTCAGATCCGGACGGCGCTCTACATGGAACTGATAAAATTTTGTTGGATTATCGAGATGAAAATGTTCACGCACCCTGCCGGTGTGTATTGTGATATCGAATTTGTTGAAGTAATGCCCGGGCTTTGATACTGCCATCAGATCGTTTACTATTTGTTCTTGCTTATCCGGAAGTGAACAGAGCAGATCATCAAGGCCTTTTAACTGCTCACGATTAAACTCGTTGGGATTTGATTGTATAATATTGTATATGTCGATGTATGCCCAATATTTGTTTATCGATTTAAAGTCATAGAGCAGTTGATTAAATTTTTGAATAGAGTGATAGAAGTTGTTGGGACGCTTGTACAGATCCTTTAATTTTTTGCTTCCATCGGCATCTGTTGTTTCCAGATCTTTACTGATGTCAACTGCATCACCATCGGTAAGCCATATCATGTGGCGGACATTGCATCTTTCAATTAGCTGTATGATCTCCGGGTGAATGGTTTTTTTCTCTTTGTCCTCCATGTGTGTGATGGACGGGAGTCCAATGATGTAGAGCCCGGCCATGAATCCTTTCCAGCATTTGAAAAAACCTTCGGTGAGTACAAGCGTATGAATGTCGGTTTTGCTTTCGTACGCATCGAGAATGTTCGGTGAGTATAGTGGATGACTGCCATGGCCTTTCGGCATGAGGTATTTCAATATATCACCACCATCTTTTACGATCGGTTTCTCCAGGCGAATGATGGACCAGTCTTTTTTAATGCGGCTGCTTTCTTTCTCGATGCGGATATTGTTGCGGGTGATAGTGTAAGGAACGATCTCGATGCCCCGGGGATGTGATTTAAAAACGGGTACGGGTTGAAGTTCATTTGAATTGGACTCGGAATTGTAACGCCATAGCTTAACCTGGTTGAGTTCGGCAGTGATGCCAAGCGCTGCGAGCCGCTGTTCATAGTACGAGCTCTCGTATGCATCACTGTGACCGTTGCCGGGTTGGGTAGTAAGTAGGGGCGTTATAGTTTCTGTTTCGGACATGGATTATTTATGTAGATCAAAAATTGGATTGCGATCGGGACCTGCGAGGTCTGATATCTGTTTTAGTATTGCAGCTCGTGCTGCTACCTTTTCTTTTATGATTGCTGATACAATACGGAGAGCTTCTGTCTCTGTGAATACATCGAGTATCTCTTGCCGGCAGGGTGGAAGCTTATCGTTTCTGCATTCTGGTTTTGGCATACCAGGTAATTGAACATACCATGGTGGAAGCTCTACGCCCATCTGTTGTTGCGATGCTTCGTTTATTTTGTGCTGGTCGAGATTATGACAGACGATATGCATTGAGAAATTGCATTTGTCGCTTGACAGGTGCTCAGCGATCTTACCATAAGCTTTTATCGCTTTATCATAGTTGTTGTATTGCGTGGCCAGCTCGGCGATCTGTATTGCGATGTTTGGATTCATTGGTTTATCATTATGAAGAAAGCAATAGTGCATGCTACCCATGTGAGAAATGCAAGACCTCCGATGAACAGGGCAATGATCATAAAGGTTCGGTGAAATTTTACCGGCTTGCCAGTGTAGCGATCGATTGTGCTGTCCAGAAGGACAGAGAAAAAGTTTTTCATATCAGTAGATTATTGTTAGCGATTTTGAATTGAGATAATCGTTGATATCCTGGTTGAATCTTTTTTCAACTTCTTTGCCTGTGATGGTGATGGCATTTGCGATATCAACATAGGTTTGCAAGAACTTCCAGGATCGGGTACCGTCTGCATTGTTGACCACTATATATTTTCCATCAGAACTTTTCTCAACGTATTTTTCTTTTATTGTATCCACCTGCTTTGTTATTATTTGCAGATGTGATGTTGCCTGCTGATAGAATAATTGAATCTTGCTGTGCTCAAGCATTGCAATTGCGGGGTGGTTCTTCATTATGTGCTGCATGTCTTTTTCAATTGACATCAGCTGGGCGTAAGTGAGATTGTGGCGCATGAAAGGTTTTTATAGTTTTTCAAAAAAACCAGGCGATGAGAACAAGGCCCGGGAATGTTACTGAGTCCTCTGACTAGGAGGTAGCGTTTATGACGATAGCTCGAACTGAACATTCAGGTCTGCTATCTGTCCATCTTTTAAATCGCGAAATGAGTTCCTGTTATAGTTGTCGGTGTATGTGTATCGATTTCTATCTTCATCAATGAAGTAGTCTTCGAATACCCGTTTCACTTTTATGTCAGGATGTTGTTGTTTGATGGCGCGGGTGAGTGCATCATCATAATGGGAATCGTAAGTGGTGTTCCTGGTGTGGTTACGTTTTAGAATAACATTAGGCATGGCACTTGTTTTAATTTTGTTTTTTAACTGTTGCAAGATGAAAGTCGTTGGGGTCCCGAAGTGCCCATACATCGCCGCCATCTATTATGCGGATGTATCCTGCATAGGTTAATGACTTTATAGTTTCTATGATCAGAGCCAGATCTGCAGTGCTGATTATAATAGTGTCATGATGCGGCATGGGCTAAAAATTTTTTGATTGATTAAGCGAGTTGTTTTAGCGCATTGAGTTTGCGACGAATCTTTTTCACATTGGCTTCTGATCCGGAGCCAACCGTAACAATACGAATGAGCGTAACGCGATCGATCTTGAACAGCGTAGCGAAAGCGGTATCAGAGTTTGCTGCTTGTCTTTGTTCGTCAAGTGAGGTTAGTTCGTCGGGAGAGAGCTTAACCGACTTTTCGGATTTCTTACCAGTTTGTGGTATTGACATAAAAGGATTTGGTTTGTTATATTTGTTGAACAATTGATGAACAGGACAAATATAATATTGCAAAAAGCAATATTCCAAATCTAATGTGTTGCAAAATGCAATAAGTTATTCACAATCGCAAAACCAACATGACAAAAACCGACTATAGAGCGGAAGCCGATAAGTATTTAAACGTATTAAAAAATAAAGGGCTGAACCGTGCTCAGATTGAATCTGAGCTAGGATACGCAAACAACTACATAGATCAGCAATTATCTAAAGGAGGCAACAAACGTTTTGTGAAAGCGTTGCGGGATCTTGTGGATAAGTTGCAAAAAGCAATACCGGATAAATCAGATCAATTCCTTATAGAAGAGGATATTCCTGAATATGGCTTAACCTTTAAGTCAATCATGAATCAGCAGAATAAATTGATCATATCTCTCAATAAACAATCCGAAACGGCAAATGAGATCCTGCGCCGGCTTGCGGACAATGTGGAGAAGCGCGTAGATAAAATAGATGTTAATTTAATCGATGCTCTAGGTCGTATGGACTCTCTAAAGATGGATATCTACTCGGAGAGGATGGTCGTGCTTCAGAGCCTGGCGAGGCTTGAGAAGAAACCGGAGAACTCACTACTTTCTGAAGCGGACAATATAATTTCCTCAATGCTGGAGCAACAGCAGAAAAAACAGGGCAACACTCCCGGTAAGAGCATGTAGCGCAATTCGGTTTGGTTAAAAAGGTGGTTCGCATGTTTGATATTTTTTTGGTCCAGAAAAAAATATCGGAGCCTTAACTGGTTTGCTTCAAGGAATGGTGGATGCGGCGGATGAGGTGTAAAGGTTACAACGTGAGAAGTATATAATCATTACTTCGATAAATGTTAAAAAAATATTAATGAGTGCCACCAAGCGTTACTTTTAGGTCACGCTTGTGTAGGTAGCTTCCCGTCTGAAATGCAGACCGCATAAAGGTTTCATCAATTTTATTTTCAACAACTCAAAAAAGTTGATTTGTAGCGTTTAAAGTTTCAATGTGTTGGATTACAACAAAAAATGAGACGTTTGTTTTTTTAAAATAGAAAAAGTGGGCTTCGCAATTGCTGTGCCCCTGTCAAAAATTTCGGCGGATATAGCCAATTTTACAGTAATATGATTTATAGATTGATATATAATACACTGTACATAAGGCTATAGGATCACGATTGAGGCATTCAATTCAGATCTGAATACTACTGTTCTTGTTGTATTGACTATATCAATAGCGGATGTTGTTTTGTTTATAAATAGAAGTATATCCGCTATCTAAATCCAAGCGGCGTCTTCTGTTGGATGTAGGTTATTAGCTTTTGTTTTAGCACTGCATCATTACATTGATCAAATGTATCAGAGAAGTGAGTGGTCTCAGATTGATCGAGATCTGTCTCAAGCTCACCAGACTTATCTTTAATCGTTTTCTTTTTAGGCCCTATTTTGGCTGCTGATCCTGAGATGCTGGTGATTAACTTATCACAGCGTTTATTTATTCGGATATCCATTGAGTCTCCGTTCTTGTTCTCCATCCATTCTTTTGTATCGATGTACTTCTGGTAATGTCCTGGCTGCTTACCGGTATACACATCAGTAACATCCCAGTTGCCAAGCCTTAGTATCTTCTTTACGATCTCCCAGTATTCATCGGCCTCAACTCTGTTACCTCTTGCAGTAAGATCGTATATATAATAGATGTTTCGATTAACATGGTTCTTATGCGATTCATTGAATAGCTTAACTGCATCAGTTAAGCCTTTAGGATGTAGGGTATATATGTTGTTCACATAATTAAGCGATTCACGTATACGACCAGGCAGTGCCGATATCTGAGCCACTGTTATAGGAGCAACGCTGTGTTGGTAATCGGCAGCAATTATTAATGGCAATCTCAAATCGATATCGTTCTCGATATCATAAACGTGAACGGCCTTCTTAAAGGCAGGATAAAAGGTCTCCCCGGGTACATCAGGATCCTGATTCTTGTATATAACTTTCCAGTCGTGCTTTGTCGAATTCTTTCTTTTATCATAATACCATTTGTCACCCATTATCGGTCTCACATCATCAGCGCTGATCTCGGCAACATACAGAAGATTTTTTCTCAATGATGATAATCGCTTCTCATCTTTATCCAATTCAATTTTTACGTATGCGGGTATTTTCTTATTTGTGTATAGGTTTTTTATGTTGATTACATGCGTCTGCAGGTTCTTAATGATCTCTGCCTTTTTGTAATCGCACAGTTTACGTTTATTAAGCAACCATTTTATTTTAACCGGATCCGCATTCTTGTCTGTAGCAAAAAACTTCCCCATATAACTCGGAAAGTGTTTAAATAACTTATCACTGGCTTCAACAGGCCGGAAGATTGGAAATATCTCATCTTCGAGAACTTTCTTCTTCATGAATTTTACCTCATCAAAAACGCCCCACTGAGCGCTTATACCATTTGCAGAAGCTAATCTCTTCAGAGAAACAAGCTGCAGCACTGTTCCATTGCACCAGGTCCATGCGTGTTTGTATTTTGGATCCACAACACCGGCATATGGTTTATCCCAGTGAGCTGGCGGCGGCTTGCCAATAACATAATGCACCCCTTCAATAAAACCTTTGCTGGCTAAAAAAGATTTAATAGGTGGAATAGTATTGTCATTCAAATGCTCAAATGAAAGCCCTACGATCACACCAGTAGATCTTGGCATTTCAAAAACCCTGCGAATTATATACAGTGAAATTCCGACAGATGTTTTGAAGGATCCGCGGCCGGCAAATAAATAAGTTTCATTAGCATCGATCAGGTGTATTTCTGCATGCTGAGGTGGAACGTAAATATTATGAACATTTTCATTCATCGTCATCGTCTGCTTCTTCGTAGTCTATGTATTCGTGCTTCTTCTCATGCTCTATCAGATCATCAGCTTCTTTTCTCAATGCATCGATCTGTTCGGCATTTTCTTTCGTAACAATATTTACAATAATCACCGGCGCCGGCACATCCGAATTAGGGGCCTCAGTTGGCAGCTTATCATATGCAAGTGTTATTTCGTGGGCAATCTTTGGCACCAGGGGAGCAAGACTTTTATCAGCATCATATTTCCTGATCAACTTCTCCAGGAATTCAATATGAGTCTTTATCCCAAATTGTTTATACGACTGCGACACATGCACATATACGTTGTAAGCGTTTGCGATATCTTTCCTGGCAGTATATATCGAGCAATCGAATTGTGCTTTTATTTTCTCAGCTATATGATCCTCGGAAAGCTTCTTTTCTTTCAAATGAGTAATAGCAAACCACAATCTGGTCATGATCTTCTCTTCATTGGCAGAAAGAGTAATACCGCTTTGTTCCGTGCCCAAAAACTTTTTAATGCGACTTATCGCATCATTCTTTTCAAGCGGTATCATTGGTAATTTCCCGCTCATACAGCATTTATTTTCAACATGCCCTTATATTGCTCTACATACCATTCATGCTTCTTCAACTGGGCAGCTGCGTTTAGATCTGAAGGATCCTTTGCAAGCTTGCCACGATACTCCCGTGCATATCGTTCGTGATTTTTTAATTTGGTAGGTATCAGAGACGTATCAACACACAGATCACCATACATTTTCTTTTCAGGTAAAGTCTTATGTTCCCGATAATAGTTTAATTCTGCAATCACATCATCGCATTGATCATCGAGATCCAGTATTCTCAATGCAATCTGTCCACACTCCATTTCTTTTTGGCTATTATGCTGGCCAGCCATTGCCACTGCTTCCAGGCGGCTATTCAGATCTGACAGTTCAGTATATAGGGGCTTAAACTTTTCATACAGCGCAGTTTCAACTTCATCCAGTTGATCACCCCAGCCGGTGTTCAACACAACGTGTTTTTGTAAAGTGTCAACCTTAATGGCAATAGCTGATGTTGCCTGGTCTTTTTTCTGTGCTGTTGACTTTAGCAGATTGCGGAGTGAGTCCTGTAACTTTTTTTCCTTGAATGCAGTTTGCCCTTTCTCGGCAAAAAGGCGTTTTAATAAAGTATCTTCCCCGTATAGATTGTAAAGCTTAATTCCGGACTCATAATCCCGGCGGCCATTTAGCCATGTACGAATAACATCCATGGCTCTAAATTCGGCGGATGTTGCAGCAAGCGAAAGGACAGGATGTATCCTGAGCGGAGTCGAAGGGTGCGGATGTTACTTCTTCTTCATCAGCCAAACCAGCTGTAGATCACCAATATTAGCGTATGTATAACCAAGCTTGGTCATCCACTCAATGATCTTTTCGCCGTTAACAATACCTCCACACTCAGGATCTCCCTGAAGCACACCGTAATGTTGTTCCAGGGCATTAATGATCTCTTGCGTGGAAAAATGCTTATCTGATTCACTCTCTTTTGTTGTGGATTGATAGGGCTGCAGCAATACCCTGAGTGTATCGTAAACGGCAAGATCCTCGGAAGTTTCTTTACGATCGGTTTCTTCTTCTTGTATTGTATTTCTAAACATGATTATATCCGGAGACAGGTGAGCTTAATTTTGTTTTCGTAAGGTACACGAAGATTTTTTGTTTTCACAAACATCCTGACGCCTGCAATTACGATCTGGTCCGTGTAATCCAGCTGCATATATAAATGCCTGGGTAAATAAAGAACGATCTCAAGCTCTTCTTGGCTCCTCAATAGCTCGAGTATATCTTTCCAAAATGTGGCATATAAGCCAACATCGGTTCCATCAGTTTTAAAGCAGGTATATGTGAGTCCCCAATCTGCTACCTGGTTCATGTTCGCATCATAGATATGATTGCTGGCATAGCAATACAGGTCATCATCATTTGGAGCCGCTCTACCCTTAAGCCCATGATAAAATAATAAATGCAATCCCCATTCTGCGTCCTGGTCACCATGGCCAACCCATAATCCTGGATTATCTAATCTTGGCATCAGGTCATAATTAACCGACGGCGATTGTTCCATGCCAACTGTTCCCGCTTCCGTTTCTATTTGTTCAGTAGCACCATCAGGTATATAATCAAAAGTATTCGCTCCTAAAATGCTCCAGCTGTAATTGTCTCCATCGCTATCGCAGATGTAATAATTATTTTCACCAACGATCAAATACACAAACCCTGCTTTGGTTTCATCGGCTGCAGGCAGGTCTGTTCTTTCATCAAGCAGCCCTTTAAAATCGATCGCAGTCAGATCCAGTTTGCCGCCACTTATGCCATCAGTAGTGATTAATGAGTACTTAATTACATTTTGCAATACCGTCTTTGGGATATCCGGGTTGCAATACCTGGTAAAATCTTTTACGGTGCCGGTGGCTGCATTCTTCATCAATCTTATTGTGCACGTCTTGGTAGATCTGTCAAACTTCCATTCAAAACCAAACCGGTTTTGTAATTGGATTAAAAACCTGGACATGGTCCAGTCAGGTAAATGATCACTCAGGTTGAACACTACAGGATCGTTTGCATAGTAAGATGCTGTACCATTGCCCTGCCTTGCCCAATCAATAGCACGAAAAGACAACATCGTTATCTTTCTAAATGTTTCATCAGTAAGAATGTCGCCCTTCACATTCCATCCAACTGTAGCAAAAAATCTTTTAATGATATAGTGCAAATAAGGAAAAGGAACGATCCTGTTTGCAGGATCATCATCAAGCTCTGTATAATTTGTTGGAAACCGAACGGCACCGGCTGGCCAGGCAGGATACACGGTGGGGTCCCAAAACATCCTGTTCATCTCCGGCGGATAATTATCATCATATTCGGGCCAGTCGGCATTCAGTACAGGATAAAATGCATAATCATACGCGTTAACCGCGCCATTCGCTACCTGGTGAATATGGCGCCAGAATCCAACACCTGCATCACTGTCCAATCCATCCCATTCAAATGATCGATCGCCACCGGTATTGATATCCCTAAGCTTTTTATCTTTTATATCCTGGAAGAAATTACTTGCACCTGCAAGAAAATAACAACTGATCTTTCCGTCTTCTACATTGTTTAGATCATTCGTTGGTTTTTCAATCTTTATTTTACCCACGCCATGCTGCATGTTTGCATCATCATAAAGTATCGCGTCAATACCGCTGCCGCTCAGTTTTTTTTGATGGATGCTGGCATACCCCACATTGCGATTATTATGTGGGGTTGCTTTTATATCAAATGGCATCGTAAAACTTCCCTTAATGCCCTCTTCAGTAAATTGTAAGAATGGATTGAAGTCTTCCAACTCCAGCACAGTATCAGGATATAGCTGCAGAAATTCCCCGGTCGATATGATCTGTATGCCTAGTGCCATTAAAATATTTCTATTGCAAAACCATCTGTTGTTGTTATGCTATTCCAGGTAACTACATTGCCCGTTATATCATTCGGCGGATAAACATCCAGTGTATTAGTTCTTAGATCTGCATCTGCCGGGCTAACACTATCGAATGTGATTTTAAACTCTGACGGTCCGGTATCCGGCAATGTAAACCCATCAGAAGAATTGGCACCAACAAAACCCGCCCGCACTACTATGCCGTCAATCTCCAGGCTGTAATTGCTATCAAAATTTGTATTGTTTGCAATGATGCAATCTTCACCACCGCCGCCGCCACCGGCATTTGTATTAAATCCTTTACTTGTCGTTCTTCCCTGAACATCATCGCCACATATAGGAATAAACTTAATTATATAATCTTCATCCATGGGCAGATCAAACACCAGCGGAAGATTAGCGTATTGTTCAATGATCGGGTTCACATGCACGCCGATTATCTGATAGCTGAATGATAGCGACGCTATCTGCGGATCATTCTCTGTAAAGTCTATGGTAACTCTTGCTGTGCCGGCAACCGGTGTATCCAATTCTTTTGTTACCACTACATCACTTATTGTCGCTCTGCATACATTATCATTAAACACTCCATCACCAAGATCTATATCATCAGGGGTGTAATACGGCTCTCCATCGGTGGCCAGCGTCCACTCGATCGGCATCGACCAGGTAGAATCTTCTGTATTGGTTTGCTTCCAATCACCGGCCAATATATTAACGGGAAGCCATTTGCTATTTCTAAATATCCATCCTTCAAGCTTCAACTTCACATCACGCAACCGATCCTGTTCTTTCTTTTTAAGAAATCCGGCATTGCCCTGCCAGGTTTTTTTCTCCCTGTTGCCTTCGGTGGTGATAGCAGGCTGTACAAAATCGCCACTGAAATAATCTGCGGGTCTTATCTTCTCAACCACCTCTCCCTTGCCATAACTTATATTATGATTGATCGGGGCATTGCCTTTAATTCTAAGCGTATCCAATCCGCCCAGGCTATTGCGATAGAACAAACTTGTTTGTGTATAATCATGCCTGTTGTCTGATTCAAAAAAGAAGCGCTCCGTTAATGGTACATAGATGTCACCATCCTTATAAAAAATCTGCACATCCCATTTATAGATTGTCTTATCCGGAAATAACAGATCCAGTCCCAATTGCGTGGCGCCACCAGGACAGTAATACACAACTCCCTTAGTGGCTACATCATTGTTAATCTCCTTTGTAGTGTTGCTGGCATCAGTATAATAAACCGTTGCGATCGTCTTTAACTCGTGCGTACCGGTCTCGTATGTATTCAGCATTGCCAGGTAGATTCTTTCGTCGATCGCTGCCAATCTCCCATTCACCTGCCAGGTGAGGAACTTGATCAGCAGATCTTGCTTAAAATAATTAACCCAAAAATTATTGCCTCGGTATTTAAATGAATCAAGACCACCTTTTACAATAAACTTTGGGAAAGCGCTTTCAGTTTCATCCCATGTGGGATCTGTGCTGACAGATGTGATCTGTCTGAATTCAATATAGTAGTTTCCTGTCTGCGCAGGAGCTTCCCAGATCTTTGTTTCATCGTTATCGATACCTGGTAGCTCGTACTCCAGCAGGCCATGTAAAATATCTTTCAGGTTCACTTGTGCATACCCGGCTACAGGATGATAATCCAGGATCACTGCTTCTTCATACATAGCCTCTGCAGCTCTCTTAAACATTACTCTTACCTGGAAATAAACGGAAGTGTCTGAAGCTGCCAGGCTGCTGTATAATTCATACAACACCGGGTTACCGCTCCAGGCCCAATCATATGGTCTCTTTGTAATTTCTAACGCCATAGTTATTCCTCCTCATCCCAATCAGCCGGATCATGATCCGGCATATAACTTTTAAATGGTAGGTTCAGATCCCATCCATAATAATCGTCGAGCCAGGGCTGATCTTCTATCTTATCCCAGGATATCTTTTCAGGCTCCAGCATTTCAAGCGCATTACATCCTTCCTCGTAATCCAATTCTATCCTATTCTGAAACTGAAACATTATTTGCTCTGCCACTTTTATCGCTTCATTGATGGCATTTGTTTCATCACCGGTGCCGGTCTCTTTCTTTACTGCAAACCGCAACTGAATGGTCATTCGTAACTTCTTGTCGTCTGCCTCACCAATACGCTGACCATAATAATCAGCTACCACAACAATATTTTTAGATGCATCAGATTGTATTGATGAAATATGCTCATAGCTTTCAAATCGTGCAAAGCTTCGCCTTGCTGCAGTCTGGCCTTCTATAGGTTTTGTATGCGCAACGATTTTATTCTTTACACATAGCTCTTCCAGGTAATCCTGTATCTCATCGATATAAAAATCCGGAACACTCATGCCGTTTGTTTCATTTGTTTTTCAATTGCCTTTGCTTCCGCAATGCTTTCGTTTAATTGTATCATCACCAGGTTCACGTATTGCTTTTCCACCTTTTCAAAATCGCCCAGCACGCCTTCCTTTGCTACTCTCAGCATAGTGCTGATGAGTCCATACTGTGCCGGCTCTCCGCCTTCGCCGCCAAATACTTCAGGGTTATTCTCAACCAGTGTCGTTCTGAATCCATCATAAAAAGTGGCAATGGCAAGCTTTGCTTTCATCGGCCAGTTTTTTATTTTATGCTCTGCCAGGTGATTGCATTTGTTCATATTGAACTCTTCTCTGCAGTCTCCCTCCGGGTTGATGTTGATATCGTATTCGGATCCGTCTTTATTCACACGCAGCGGACGGTAAAGTGTTGCGCATAGGTTATCGAGCAGATCAATCTGCTCCTGGTCCTCTTTCCACCTGGTGAAGTAATCTTCTGTAAACACCATTTCCTGCATGATGAGATTGGAACATTCATCAGCTGGTCCATACAGGTTATCGTATTGAGGCATCAGTTGCTTTGTTAATTTGATCTCATTATCGAAAATGAATCCGGTTAGATATAGATATTCATCCATGCCGGTTACTTCCACCTTCTTCCCGAGGATACCGACCCGCTTTACACAGGTGGTCACCGGTGTATTGAAAAAATCAAAGTAGCTCATATTGCAAAGCGTCTTTAAAAGCTTTAGCAATCCTTCGTCAGCTGTATACTTTTTTAAAAATAATGTCTCCATGATTTGGAGCAGCTGCTGGTAATTCAGTTCATTCCACTCTTGGGGAATATCATAGTGTTTATTATTGAGTTCTATTGATACCATTTTAAAACCTGAAAATTTTTCTTGTCTCATTCCCGCTGGTCCTGTCAGCAATATTTACATAGTTGATCAACGGTCCCTTTTCGTATGCGGTCACAAAATCTGCTTCCGGATCTTCGCTGTTATACAGCTCAACAAGCTTAGCCCGGGCCTTGGCAAGAAAATCCTGTCCCTGTTTTTCACATTCCCGGATTTTCAGCTCCAGCAGCTTCAAATCCATTGGCTGATTCGCCTGGTTATCGATCGCATTACTGCTACGTTCACCCAGTATTGTAAAACCATTATCAGAAAAGGATACACTGAAGTGCTTACATGCTTGCATCACTGTTAAGTAAGCAAGCGCTTTCTTTAATAGCTTCATGCATTTAGCTTCATCTTCGGTCAACTCATCGGCATCACGCAGATAAATAAGAAGATCTTCGCCGATCGCTCCTTCCAGGAAGAGCTCCTGCACATCCCGCATCACACCGCGCATAATGAAAAAGCTTCTTTGTGGCTGGAAAATAGTATAACCGTCATTGTTGAACTCGGTGCCTGTGCGCAGAATTAACTCAGCTATTTTTTTATATTCATTGCTGTCCGTCCATTCCGGCCACAGGTCAGCGGTCTCAAATAAATAATTGAGTGTTATCTCTACTCCATCATTAGCAGCCGTCACTAATGACTTTTGCAACAATTGCATTTCCCATCCGTACACCCGGTCAGTTCCACCCTGCGCATATTTTCTTGGTCCGGTATCTCCCAGGGAAAGATTATACATTCCCAGTTCATCATTGTAGCCATTGGGCGCAATGATCAATCGAAGCATTTTTACCAACTTCAATTCATCCGTTGTTAAAGTATCGGCATTATAATTTGTTTCAAGGATGTCATATAATGTTTGTCCGATAAGGGGAACAACATATTTGCCACCAAACCTGTCGAAGTTTGGCTGCAAGCCCATATTGCTGGTACTTGCTACGAGTTTCGGTAACACTTCTTTTATCTCTGCAATAGTTTTAATCAGCGCCATCTTCTTTATTTTGCTGGCTGCCGGTGGTTATCGGTTTTGTACTGCCACCGGTGTCCAATGTTGTTAATATAGTTGCAGGAATAATAAACTGCAGGCCGGGAAATTTTTCTTTCCATCCGTTGAAGTGTGCGATCACATTCATAATGCAACGCACATACTGCCGTTCTATCTCATGCAGTATTATCTGCAGCAATACGCTTTCTCTTACATTGCTGCCGCCTTGTGTTTTCTCATACGGTCCTGCCGGCTGATTACCACCAATGATGGCGTTATTATAATGCATTGCAAAAGCGATCTCACTGTTTGCAGCTGCAGAGTCGGGCAATAGCTTACCGTCTTTCATATAATCTTCCACCGGTATGATCTTTATGTCCTGCCATTCATTGCCATCCTGGTCGCGGTATCCCGTTGTAAACACACTCTTATATGCATTCTTGCTTCCAACCAGGAACTGATCAATATCATCATACACCTTATTTATTTTTTCTTCCTTCTCCTTATCGCTATAGTTCTTCCAGTTGTCAGCGCCAAAAGCTTTCTCCCAATATTTTTCATAGATCACCACCACATACTTTACATGTATGCTGTTCTCAAAAATTGCTGCTTTCATTTCTGGCACGCCCTGGGCAATCTTCACCCATTTCAGGCATGCCCACCAAAGCGGATCACTGTAATAATGTTTCGTCCAGTCCGGATACCTGAATGTGATCGCAAACTGGTTGCCGCTGCCGGCACTCACTTTCTTTTGCAGGTCCAGTGCAGGATTATTAGGATCCAGGAGAGGGACTTCGATCACTTTCGGATCATCCTTACCACGCACCCGTGCCCACTCAGCGCTCAACCATATACTGGGAATAATTCGCTTTGCATTCTTCTTACTGGATCTATACTCAGTTACATCATCACGAAGGAACCTGGTGATCTTTGGACTCTTTTTTCTGTTCAGACCGATACGTGCTACGCATTGGCCATAGCCCACCAGGTCTTTCATCCATCCATACAGTTGAAAGAACTGGTTATTGTTATCCAGGAAGTCCTCGATCTCCGCGTCGTTAATATATTTATCAATGATCTGCTGACCGGTTTTTTCATCACGCTTCACGATCGCCGGTACCATTCCCTGGCACATGGCAAACCTTGCCTTGCCATCAATGATTGAATTAAGAATGCCGCAGGTTTTTATATCCTCCGCCATCTCCTGTGGTTGCAGGTTATTTGTTCCCCATGGGCTCCAGGGCATCGATGGCATTCGGTCTTGGGGAATAGTGGGAGTGATAGGATTATTGATCGTATCCTGGGTTGTTTTTACTGCAGCCATATTAATGTACTGCGTGCCGGTTAGCTCACTGTATCCAATACCATTTATTACTTTAACACTCATAGTAGGTTTTATTTATTCACCATTCACCATTCATTCATCCATTAATCACTCTCTTCCCGTTGAACGTTATGATCAGCCGGTAATGCACAGTCATCGGGTGCGCATTGCGATCGGATGGATCGAACAACAGAACAGTTTTATTCACATGCTTCGCAGCATCCTTCAGTTGCTCCCATTTCTTTTTAATATATCCGGGCCTGTCATCTGCATTCATCTTCTCGCTCACCTTCATCCACTTTATCAGGGTCTTTAACTTGCCGGCAATACCTCTTCTCCGGTCGGCCTGTACTACTTCCAGGTCAAATGATCCGCCGGCGTTAAGTAGCTTCACCACTTCGCTGCGCATTATTGTTTCTTGTAAAGGTTTTGTTGCCATCCTGACATTGTTGAAGGATAAAATTCTGCATGATAGGCGGCACGGGAAAGGACAGGTTAAGGGACAAAAAAAGCTACCGAGAACCGGTAGCTTTCAGTTGACGGATGAACGGTTGCCGAGAGGTAAGTACCAGGACAGCATAAAGATGAAAAATGTTACGTATTGGTGAAAGGACAGGATAAATCCTTTACGGATACCCGTAATTTTTTATAGCAGAATAATTATTTCTTTGAGATATGAGCGAGGGAAGACCAACAGAAAAATACAGGCACTTTAATCATCATCATGAGATGACAGACGGACACGCAATGGTTGATTTCGGTGATGGAGAATTTATAGCCAACAAAGTTGCAATACCGTTATTAAAGGCTCTCAATGAAGCTGGATTAAAAACCAGGACCCATCATATGGATAGTACTGGTGGATTTGTATCAATACTTCTGGACAATGCCAGCGTTGTAATAAGACGGGTACATGAAGTGCATTCGGATAGAACAAAATATAATGGTAAAGAAGAAATTTTGATAATATGGGAGAACAGGTGATCCATTTTTTAGAAAAAGCCGGGGAGATTCTTCTCTCTGGCTATTTATTTTTTATTTAAAAATTTCTCAACAATATACTCCGATCCATGTTCCTTTGAAGCGGTACCTTGGCGCAGTGTAAACCTAACAACATCCACCAGGTCTTTTTCAGTAAAGCGAAAATCACTTTCCTTCCATCCGCTTTTCTTAAGCAGTTTAATTTTCGTATCCAGGTAAATGTAAATGCCATTAGCAAGTTTATATCTCAACCTCCTTGCATACCCGGATGTTATGCCCAATTCATTGTGTACTGCTCTTTTTGAAATCAATGAAACAAAGGCTTTATCTATGGCGGCTGTGTACATCTCATGTTGATTTACCAGGAATCGTCCTTACTAGTCATGGCTCTTTTGAGAGAAGCAATAAGTTCTGTTGATTGTTTATGTGCCTGATCAAGTATATCCGCATATTGTTTCTTTGTGGTCATGTGGTTATTGAATTTTTCCAATGGGCTTTCAGCGTCTCGTAAAGCTGTTCCTTGGGCAGGTATCATCAACGACATATCGGTTAAGGAATACTTATACTTATTGTCTTTATTGAAAATAGAGAACTTCATTTTAATATATATCTTCTGTTTAAACACCCACGACTGAATGTAAACGGGCATCAACCCTTTTACAACAACAGTCTTAGATTCATCGTCGTTAAGCTGAGTAACATCCTTCCCGCTAACAAAACTATTAACCACCCATAGTTTAGATTTGCTGTATAAAGATTGCGATGAAGCTGAGTCCACTTGAACGATGTCAGTATATTCAAAATAGCCTGCTGAATTTTTTGGTATAGAATCCTTCTGTGCAAGAATAAAATTTGTTGCTAATAGGAGCAAGCAGGTATAGATTGTTTTCATTCAAGAAAGATAGTAAAATTAATTGTTCAATAAATACCACTTTCGTAGTAAGTAAATTCACTATGGCCGTATCGTTGCATCATTAATGATTGCCTGGCGCCGGTCTCTTGCTTTTTCATTATCAGAAAGTAATGTATATGCTATAAGTCCTTTCGCCAATGTCTTTTCCAGGTTGTTAACTGTGGATGCCAGGTGCATCAATACTTCGTTGGATTCATTGTTAGCCTCCTTATTATCGGTCGTGGATGTGCTCGTAAACTTACCACCGGTGGCATAATATTTTGTTATCGCAGGTAAATTAATTGGAGTTGGCTTCCTGCTGTACCATGCAGGCGCCATTGTTGCGCCACTTTCCCAGCTCACACCACGGCCACTATATGAATTAATCTTACTGGCAATTTGCGATGGAGTGCCGGTCATGGTATATGTTGTCTTATCCCGCATTGAAAACTTGTTGATGATACCCTCATCGCCTTCCATATATGCATGTACTCTTCCTGTGTACGGATCAGAAACGGGCATGCCTCTAGATCGATCGCTATGTGCTGGCCCTTTTAATTTACCTCCGCCAGCAAACTCAGGCGCTTTACTTTTTGTGATCGCTGCAATATTAGCCAGCCCGGTGATCACCGTGAGAGCCATGGCAGCAATGCCCAGGAAGTTGGGCGGTATAGGAGGGCCAAATTTTTGTAATGTAGTTAATGATGCGCCTGCAAAATTTATCAGCGCCTGTGTAAGCTGCGCTCTTTTATCTCTTTCAAACTGACGCTTGCGAAATTCTTTCTCCTTGCGTTCCCGCTCTTTATCCATCCTGTCAAGCTCACGCTGATACTGCTGTTGCGAAATCGATCCTTGTTTTAATCTATTATCAAGATTCTTTCTTTTGCGATCGTTTATTGCAGCGTCACGCTGCAGCTCCGCATTCTCTTTTGAAGTTTTAGAATCAGAAAATATTTTATCAATCGCAGCTGCCTGGCTAACGAAATCCACTATTGTTTGGATCTCCTCAATAACACTGTCTAAGTTTTTCTTCCTCCTGGCTTGACGATATGTTTCCCTGATCTTGTCTTTTTCCTTTTCAGTGAGATCTGTTTTCTGAAGCTCCTGCTTCTCTTGTTCATCCAATAATTTTAATTCAGCCTCTAACTTTTTTTTGCCGCGGCTTTTCAATACTTCCAGCTCTGCAGATGCAAGCTTATCACGATTGGTTCTTTCGAATACTTTTTGGAGTGCTTGCCCAAGCTTCTCATATATTTTAAAAATGGCGGCCGCTTGCTCCTGTGATGCCTTCGCCAAATTCGCTTCCTGTACAATCTGTGCTTTTACAATGAGATTTGTAAGCTCTTGCAGATACAGATCATCGATCTGTTTTAGAAGCTTAACATTGCCCTTAGCCCGTTGACGAAATTTTGAAAACTTTTGATCAAGATCGAATATTGCTTTATCAAATTCACCAGGGCCTCCAGCTGCAAATAATGCCTCAGCTATTTCATCACCAAGATCTTTAAATTCTTTTTTGTTTTTATCGACTTCTTTCTTTGTTGCCCCGAGCAGCTCTTTTATCCTGGCTTTTATTGCATTGATCTGTGGCAATACGGTTGCCCGATTTTCTCCATTCAGTTCCTTTTGAAGTTCCTTTAATTTTTTACGCAGCTCACCAATCGATGCTGTCATGATATCAAAAGCATTACCGTTAGGATCGCCATCAGTATTGCCGGCATTACCCCCGGGATTCGCATCATTTGCGAGTTTAGTTAAGCTGGAGTTCAGTGTATTGATCTGCGCATCAAGAGTGGATAGTTCATTGGCCGTATTGATGATATCATTATTTATTCCACCTATTCTTGCTGAAACAGCTTTCGCCCGTTGTATTAATTGATCATCGGATAATCCTGATAACTGCGGGAAAGCAGTTCTTATATTGTTAATGATCTCATTCTTCTGCCTGATCTTCTCGGTTAACAATTGAGTTTTGGCTTCTGCTTCTGCTTTCAGATTTAAATTCTTTATATATTCTGCAATCGCCGCCGCACCTTCCAGGTGCCCGTTGGTATTTATTTTAAGAGTGTCAGCAAATGCAGGATTGATGCGTATCAGTTCCTGAATTGCTTTTTGCCTTTCTGATAATTTTAAATTTTCATTGGCTGCAGCTTTAGCAAGCCGCTCTACATTTGCTGCCTGGTCTCCGAGTATTTCAGAAGTCTTCTTTGAGAGCTCTTGCTGTAACCTTTGCTCAGCCGTTAATGCTTTGGTTTTTCCAATTAGTGATTGCATTCCTACAACCACGGCACCAACAGCTACAAGTATTAAGCCCAATGGTCCTGCTCCTAGTGCCGTAACAGTACCCCATATTCTTTGAGCGGCTGTTGCAAGTTTTATTCTGCCGGTCAATAGATCAACTGTGTGTGCATAGATAAGCTGTGCGGCTACTGATGCTGCTGTTATGGTTCTCGAAATTGCCTGGGCAGCATTGTAGAGAACAGTTCCCGCTGTAGCAAATTTTAATTTTATAGTTAGCGCAGCATAAACTAAACCCAGTGTCGTAATTAATCCGCCATGTTCTTTAATGAAATTGACTGATGATTTTATTAAGCCTACAAAAGTTGATAGTATTTTGATTGCGCTTTCACCCGCTGCCTGAAACCCATCTGATTGAAATAATCCGGCAAATGCTTTTTTTAATTTATCCAGTTGTGCTCCTGCAGTATTATTCTTAAGATTAAATGCTTCAGTTATGGCAGTGGTATCTTTTATAGCGGCGCCGGCATCATTCATCTTGGTTCGGATCACATCTGATTTTTGTCCTATCGTAGCAAGCGTAGCTACAACCCGGGCGCCCTCTTCTCCATTATCTTTGAATGCAGCTGTTACCTCAGCAAACGATTCCTTGTTTTTAACCAGGCCTTCAGCATACAACAGTAATGCTTCCTGTGGTTTCTCTGAAAACAGTTTATTAAATTCTTCAAATGATTTACCCGCCACCTTTGCGGCGGCCGGCACATCCCCCGCTATATCATTTAATATTTTTTGTATTGCCGTAGCGGAGCTCTCTACTTTTAAACCGGATTCTTCCAACCCGGCTGCCAGGCCAATTACAGCAGGGAGAGAAAGATTAGAAGTTTTAGCAATTGCTGCTACTCTTTGCGTGAAGTCAACAATGAATGGTCCGGATGCAACTCCTTTATTTGCCAGGTCAACAATTGCATTACCAACTGCTGTAATATTCTCTGCCGTGATCTTGCCTTCAAATACATTCAGGATCTTGCCCAGGTCAGTTGTGAATTGATTGATATCACCTAGTTCGCCACCGAGTGCAATGTTTAATTGATCAACTGCTTTTGTAAATTCAGCAATATCTTTTTTACCACTGATACCTAGCTTACCCGCTACGATCGCAATTTCTCTTAGCGCTGATGCAGATGTTCTTGTATCTATATTTTTTAATTCGTTGTTAAGGTCTCTCACATCTTTCTTTGAAAGACCGGTGATCCGTTGTATATCGGCCAGCTCGTCGGATATCTTAGCAGATCCAGTTACAATGCCGGTCACATATCCCAATACTGTTTGCAATGCCTGTTGGATTGTATTGCCGATGATCACACCAACGGCAACTGTCTTAGCCTCTTGCCAAAAACTTTTCCATGCTTTAGAAAGAAAACCGACTTTGATCCGCTGCTCCTCAAGTTCTTTATTGGCCTGCCGGTATAATTTTATTTTTTCTGCATAGCCTACGTCCTCCTTGCTCATTCGGCTCAGTTCATTCCGAAGCCTGGTAACGGTTGCCTGCGTGTCTTTCAGGGAAGGTTCCAGCTCTCCGGAGATCTTCTTTGCCGCCCGGGAGATGGGCTCTTCCAGCTCCTTTAATTTGTTTTTCAGGACATCGATCCGTTTTGGATTAGTGGCAGTGGCAAGCTCGTCGTTGAACTTCTTTTGCTTGGCAATAAGCTGGTCGTATACCCGCTGGGCATCACCGCTTTTAATGAACACATTCACCTGTCTGTTAACTATTTCTCTATTTGCCATTGTTAATGAATTGTAACATTAATGCCCCAACATATTTCGGTAGGGGAAATGTCATTTTACAAAGAGGGAACCCACAATTGCATCTCCAAGGTTTGTTGCAACGATAGTCCCTAATTTTTCCACTCCATTTTCACCATCTAGTACCTGGTTGATGAATGGCTTTGCTAACCTGCCACCAGTACCCATTTTGCCAAAACTTTTTGGATTGGTCTTTTTACTCGTGCCATACTTATCAACCCAGCGTGATCCTTTGGTGCCGCCACGTCCTTTTCCCGAGCCATTATGCGTATAGATCAATGTCCGCGGAAACTGGATCCCAATTTTTGCAATAGCGCCACCATCCTGTTTGTATCGATCACGAAACTTATCTATCGATGGAGAAGGTGATGGACTATCTGCACGATGCTCTACACCCATTCCGGATGCGGTAGTTTTAAAATCTTTAATCGCATCCCGGGTCCAGTCTTTTATATCAGCATTATTTTTATCCAGGTTAAGCGCCATTGTTACTAATTAAAAAAGTCCCGCCCCGTTAGTTCACGGAACGAGACTCGTTATTCATAAGTATTAAAATTTTTCTATCCTTTTTCCTCTTCTTCGCCCTGATCATTTTTTATTTCAGTCTCCTGGGCGGATCCGAAGGACGCACCAGGTTTCAACTTAAAGTTATTTGTGCCGCTTTTAAATGCTTTGTCAGCTGCTGCCAGGGTGATGCCGCTTAGCATACCGGAATAACCAACTGACTTTTGACCAGGTACACTCTTACCTGAAGGCACATGCACCTTAGTATCGCTTTCACGATTCGGTGTATATTTTTTTGCTACATCAGGATCTTTAAATTCGAATGCCATAAAATTTTATTATCGATGAAAAAATATTTTTACTCAGTGCTCATCGTTACTTCAAATGCATAGAAGTACTTCGTGGTTGTGGTGAATGTCAGTTTATAATTTTTTGTACCATCCGTATTAGAGCTATCGAATTCCACCTTTATGGTTGGTTGCTCACACTCATCACCACACTGCACATAAGAGTCATCTTCCAGGCAGGCAGATTCTTTTAATAAGAAGATACACTGATCATTCAACTGCCGCTCCAGCATTTCCTGTGTCGATGCTGAATCGCCCAGGATCACGAACTCGCCAACCCATTGCATTAAGCCAGAACCTTCATCACCGATCGTTGAACCCTTCAGGTTAACAGATTTTGTTTTACATGCGATAGAGAAGAATCCTTTAGGATCGGTGAACGTGTGGGCGCCTGCTACTTTTACCAGGTCGCCGATTTCAGCAGCCACATCAGGTGGTTTGCTGATAGCAAGGAAATCAGCAACAGGACAGAACAGGATTGTATTTTTATACCCCCCCTTAATTGTTCTCGGGTTGGTACTCTTTGCGATGTTCTGATAATTAGCATTTGCCATTTATATATAGTTTTCAGGGGTTACAAATAGTGCGTCTATAATGAAGAGCACGAATTAAAATCATTCAACTTTTCTGATCGCTCCGGATTTCATCTTCACCAGCACTTCCTGCGCTTCCGGGCTTGCAAGTATCTCCAGGGCAGACATTCTTCCATGTCCTGGTATTCTTAGTGCCGGTACTAACACCACATATTCATCATCACCACTCTTGAATGTTTCACCTACGCCTCCTTTCTTTTCGTCCTTATCAGGAGTTTCCAGAAGTTTAGCAACCTGGCTCTTAAGGTCCCGGTTGTCCTCCTGCAGTTCGGCAATTATTTTGTCAGCAGCTTCAGCAGCTTTTTTCAATTGCCCCTGGAGAGAATCTCTTTCTTCGGTAAGACTACCGACACCAGTTTCCAAAACTTTTATACGATCATTAGCTGCATCAAGATCCTTAAGGATCTTTAATTCAGCCTCTGTTCTTGTGTCATTTGTTCCAGTTTGTTTTTCGTTTGCCATGATTTATTTTTTAAATGAAGGACCAGAACAAGGCTCTGACAAGTAGCGCTCCGGCCCTTCAGTACGTTAATTCAATTAGAGATCCTGATCGTTCGTGAAGATCTGATCGGGAAGTATGTACCCGATGCCGATCCACCAATCAGTATAAACAGATACTTTTCTTTTCACATGCTCCAGCTCAAACATGTTTTTATTACCCCATCCTTTCACACCCAGCACATAGTTTTCTTTGAATGTGCCCCAGATCTTGCTGGATCCAATCATTGATGCACGACCGCGAACACGGATCTGTGTTTCATCTACCAGGTCAAGCTCTTCCTTCATCGCATAATTCATATTGTACTTCTTCTCACGGCCCTTACGGTAGCGCCTGCGAAGGATGCGGCTCATGTTCAAATCAAATCCACGCTCCCAGTATAGTTCAGGAATACCTGCTACGAACTCTTCGATCTGTGTACAGAAATCAACCGGGTCTATTGCAAGGGCTCCGGTGGGGATGGGAACGATATCACCTGCAGTAATACCATCATTGATCTGCAACTTCACACCGTCCATGGCATCAATAGCAGCGCCGGCAACACCAGGTGCGGGGGCTGCATACTCGCCATTATAAATGGCTTTTAGTTCCAGATCCTGGTCAGTGCGTTGCAGCAAATATTTGTCAATGAACCAGCGAATGAAAGGCCACTCAGATCTGTTGACCTTGCTGCTGGCAAGAAAACCGAGCCATGAGTTAGCAAGTTTGTTTGGATTGAACTCATTGTCAATCTTCACTTGCTTTAAAGGAATTTCCACAGGTGCGAACTCAACGCCACCTTTTGATGTGAAAGTATCCTGGTAAGGCTGAAGCAGTTCTTCTACTTCTATGCTTGACATACGAAGTATCGTGCCTTCAGTTGGCACAAGTGTAAATGCATCCTGCGTACCAAACTGTTCGAAAGGACGCATACGAAGTGAAGCTTCGTTCTGGCCATGGTCCAGGTAATAGGAACCAAAACTGGTTATTATATCCTGTATGTCAATCGTAGTGTCTGCCATCGTAAATAGTTTTTATAAGGTTTTAGATTTAAAACAATTTTTTATTTGATAGAATGATCATTAATCATCATCCTGTTCATCTTCTTCAACAATCTTCTTTGCACCAGGTGCACCAAAGAATTTATCTGCCAACTGATTTATAGATGAATTTGGATTTTCGTGTGCCTTCACTTTGCGCTTACCACCATCATCAGCTTTTTTTGTGGTTGTTGTGATCGGAGTTTCTTCTTCCAATTCAGCAACCCTGGCAGTAAGCGTTTCGATCTCTTTCTCCTTAGCAGTAACTTTTGCAGTTGCTGCATCACGTTCACCTTCCGCCTTTGTTTTGGCAGTGTTGGCGTCTTTCTCTTTTTGCTCCAGAGAAGTGATTGTATTCTCCTGGGCAGTAATGTGGGCTTCCACATTGTTCAGGTTTTCTTCTGTAAGAACAAACCCTTCATCTACTACTTCGAACTTGTCAGCTTTTGCAGCTTTAAGTGTTTTATTAAATGCCATAGTATTTTTATTTGTTGTTGCCTCTTTTTGATTAATCAGCTGGTTCATGCTCCGAACCACATCGTTGAATGATTTTATTCCATCGATCAGACCGATCTTCATCGCATCATTCGCATAAAACATTTTTCCCGTGTTCCACTTGCTTTCATTTTTTGTTGCCCTATCACCACGGTTCCGTTTTACTGTATCAATGAACTCCTGTGCTAATACTTTCAGATCTTCTTTAATTCCTTCTTCATCACCGGCCAGCGCATCCATGTAATCTTTGTTCTTGTCTGTGCTTTGCGGTGCATAGATGTCTTTCACCGGTAGTTTGTGAAAGTCCATGTAGTATTTATTCCAGTCGGCAATTGTTGTATACACGCCAACAGATCCAACCTGGTCTGTTTTCTTTGTAACAAAAATTTTCTCCGTTGCACTTGCCACCCACATTGCGGCACTTGCTGCCATTCCATCATCGATGATCGACCACACGGGTTTCTTTTTCCTGGCATCAAGAAAAGAATCAGCAAGCATTGCAGTACCGTCAGCCTGGCCACCGGGACTATCTATGTCAGCAATAATTCCCTTTATGTTGCTCGTGTTGGCCAGCCTGCTTACTAAAGCAGCTTTATCAGCACTTCCCCAGGAACACATGCCGCCATATTTCATAATGGGGCCTTTGACATTCACAACAGCAATGGCGCCGTCCGGAATCTTTGAAAGATCTGTGTATGGGTTTACGCTGTAAACCCCTGCATACGCACATTGAATTTTCATTGCATCCGGCGACTCATCACGTTTTTCATCTTCGAAGCTTGTGCCTTGTGCAGCACGGAAGATGAGCGGAAGATTGCTTTGAACCCAGTTCTTGTCAATCAACCACCGGCCACGAAGAATTGCCGATGCGATTTGAAAACTCATATCTCAAAAAACTTTTTATAATTAATTACTTCGTCTCAGGTAATACACTTTCGGTATATGCACATTTGTTCCTGAGCTGATGAATACAGCCTGGAAATATTTGTATAGCATCTTACCCCCGGATCCCCGCATCTCAAATGTTTTTACCTGGTCAGCTACGTTCGTAAGTGTTAGCGCTGTGCCGATCGTTTCCCAGTTGGTAGCATCATTGCTTCCCTGGAAGGTGACCGATCCGGCTACTGTGCCTGATACTTTTATTGCACGCACTGTTACGGATGCTGATATATTATCTGCGACTGAATTAGTAGAGCTGAATGTTTTGGAATTAACCTGGTCGGGTACTATCCAGATCCACGCAGTATCTGTATTTGTAAGGGTATCATTTGCCGCTACAGGCGTTAGTGTGGTTACAATCTGTGCTTCTGCTTTCTGCGTTAAGGAGGGAATTACGAATGATACAATGACGAATAGCGATAAAATCGCAACAAGTTTTTTCATGATGAATTATTTTTGTTTACACAGGTTTGGAATAATTATGATGTAAACATATTTCGACCCGGCAGGAGGGGAAAGGACAGGATAAATGAACCTTATTTTTATGAGCTATGATCCATCAAAAAGAGCAGATGTAGGGTTCCTGATGGCCATTATAAAAAGCATCGCCAGGCTGATCAGCTGGCCATTCCGGTTGCTATTCAGAAAAAGAAGAACCCCGTAGAGACGGGGTTCCGATTGCTTAGCCTATGTTATTCTTACCCGAACTATTTTATAGTTATAAACATCTCTTGTTTACAATGCAGTAATTTTTGATAGAGTGAATTGAATGCGACCTTGGAATTGTAGACCGCATCAACTCCCTTCGTGGTACCAGGCATCAGGCATCCTTCCGTATCAACTGCTGTATTACCTGAGTGGATCCGAACACCATCATACCCGGGTACGTTCATTATTTGTGGTAATACTTTTTGAAAACGTTTGCTCCAGGTAAGTTTTATTTCATAGCGCCCGGAAGGTATTGCTGTCCGCTTTGGAATCTTTTTATGAATGATCTCATCCAGCAGCATATCCTGGTGAAGGCCCCGGTCCACATCCTCCAGGATATGGCATTCGAATTTACCATCCAAGAACAGATCGCCAATTGTGGATATGGCCGAATGATCATTTCGTTGCAGCGTTAATTCCATTGAGTACGGTTTTTTTCTTTACGCGATATATATTGTATCCAATGATCATGGCAATGATGGAGCATAGTGCAACGATCATCCAGAATCGCTGCCTGGCAAGTGACCTCCATTCATCCCGGTCCTTTTCGGTTCCAGCAACCTTCGTCAATGCTTTTTCTTTTGCATCCCGTTCTTTTGTTTCGATGCGACGAACCGAATCTACTTGCAGGGGATCCGTGACCTTGATCGGTTGGAAGTTGTTGATTACCGATCGCAATTGATCAATGATCATCTTCTGCCGATCGGTTTTCATTTTTAGTTCAGTAGCATAGTCTGATATGCCATTGACCACGCTGTCACAATTCCAGTTAGCCAGGTCATCATCGTTGAGTCCTTCCACACCATTTACCCAAATGGAATCGATGATGTGTTTCCTTAATGCCTGGAAAGCTTCCGAGGTTCTGTCCAGGATCTTATCCCGGGTGGCCAGTTCCTCCAGGAGAGAATCGGCAATTCTTTTTTTATCAGCAAAGTCAACGCTGTCAGCGTTGTTCTCATCACAAGGATGTTTCTGCCGGATGATATCGAGCGTTGCAGGAAACCGATCGGTGAGCTTATCTACTTTTTGCGTTGCTTTCTTTTCAGCATTGCAGCCGACAAATGCCATAGCAATAAGAATTGATATAACAGTTGTGATAAGAATGCCGATAACATGTTTGGTTCGCGATGGATTAAATATCATGGTGTCATTTTTTTTCATACGAATCTGGTTTCGGAGGTGGCGCCACAGCACTCAGTAATGCCAGTACTGCAGCAAGTACAAACTGACTCCATGTGAAGTGGCCGGTGTTTTGAACGGATATGAATGCAAAAGAGAGTGTGCCGATGATACCAGTAATGGTAACTCCTTTTCCTCTCCATTGATTTGCCAGGAAGGAAAGAACTGACATCAGCACAGCAAAGCCAACAACTTTCAGGCTGATCTCCTGCTCGCCAATGAATTGTTGTAATACCAGGCCGATAGATCCAAGCAGGCCCGCAATGAACACATAGTTTTTCTGAAAGAAATTTTTCATATGATTGATTTTTATTTTATTGATTTATTTAAAAAGTATCCAAGGAAAAAAAGACCTAGAGTACTGATGGCGCCAATAACAATCCAAATGATAGTGGCCTTGCCTTTGTTCACATTACTTTCCGATTTCAATGCCTCGTTAGATTTTTTAAGATCCTTCACATCATCTTCCAATGCATCCACACGGCCATTGGTCTTTGTGGTCTGGATCAGGATCCTTTCCAGCTTATCGTTCAATTGATCGTAATAAAATTTTTCCATAGGTTGTGACATATTATAAGGATATCGTTAATGATGTTGTGGTAATGTTGTCGCCTCCTTCAACATGATTTACCGGCCTTCCATTTATACCACCTCTTTGGCCCCAATTCACATAGCATTCATCGGCTGGACGCCAGATTCCATTAGACTGAAACATGAAAGCAGGATCCCAGATAATGGTTTTGATCGATCCTTTATCAGCCATTCCAAAACCGATCATGCCGGCAGTTGGCACTGTGTTCATGTCGAATTCAATAATGTCAGTACCGTTAATGCTGATGCGCCAGCGTGTATCAGTTACTTTGTAATATCGGAACACATTGACCTCGTACATTTGAGTGGTGCCGTTGATGATAACAATATTTAAACCGACAGGATAGTCAAAAAAGAATCCCGGTTTACCTTGCTTTCTTACTCCGACCTGGACAGGACCGCATTGAGCGAACATTTCACAGTCGTGGTTTACTTTATCCATGCGGGTTTCAAATGCTTCCATGTTCAGGCAATATGCAATGGCGCCATTAAAGCCGGTACTGCCGCGCTGAACTGATGTTTCTTTTTTTGCTTTAAAAGATTCTATGAATGCTTTTAACATTGAATCTTTTTCAGGCGTTCTTTTTATAAACTCAACAGATACGGGTTCTCCAGGATCAACATCTTTCCTGCAACACACGACTGTTATAATTAACAGGCCAATTGATATGGATAATAGTTTTTTCATTGATATGGTTTAAAAGAATCCTAAATGTGTTGTCTTATATTCAACAATTACCTGCCCTGCTGCACCGTCACCACCCTTTCTATTGGTGGATGTACTTGACAATCCACCTGATCCACCACCACCGAAACTGCTTCCATTATTTTGAGTATTGGCGGAAGTAACCCCATTCCCACCAGCGCCACCTCCAATCGTTTTTGATGTACCAGCAGTGCCGCCACTTCCTGAATTTCCAGTACCGGTACTTCCTGCACCACCACCGCCGCCGCCTGACGCAGTAGATGAAACACCGCCTGCACCTGAACCACCAGCATTAACGACATCTCCTATGCCGCCTGTAGTTGATCCTATACCACCGGTGCCTGTCGCTCCCGTTGCATCAGCACCTCCAGCACCACCTTTAGCGATAACAGTACCCGAAGTATTAAACCAGGAATCTGTACCATTAGTGACAACGCCTCCGGTTGTAACTGCTACTGCAACCGTGGCAACCGTTACAGTATAAGAAGTACCATTAGCTACCGTAACAACTTTTTTTGCATACTGCCCACCTGCACCACCGCCTGCACCCGATGCAGTACCTGATGCTACACCACCGGCACCGCCGCCGCCCCAGCATTCAACTGTAGCAGAGCTAACACCAGCAGGGCACACCCATGAACCGGTTACAGAAAATGTTTGATATTTTAATGGTCCATACCCGGTAGTTGTACTGCCGGATGATTGAGTAAATAATTTAACTGGTATCAATAAAAGGAACAATAGTTTTTTCATATCAATGTTTTTAGAATCCATCTAATACGCTTACTAAATCCCACTTTGTAACACCACCAACAGTTGTATATTGAACTTTTACTCTCATTAATTTTCCGGCTGTAGTGGTTGTAGGGAAAGCGAGAGTTGTCGATGCTCTGTAATTTGTTCCACTCCATGTAAGTGCTCTTGCACTTCCATCGTCTTTAATTACAAACTCTAAGAATTGCCCGTTAACAGGAGTACCGGAAGGATTACTAATAGTTGTTGCAGCCACTCCCTGGGCTGTTATTTCGTAAATGTCATCGGTGTCCGCATTTGGTGACCATGTGGCGTTGGATGAAATAGAGGTAATCCTTTGGTTTATTCTTTTGTTCGTTAGCGTTGCGGTTGCACTATTCTTTGTTGCATCACTTGTATTGTCAACATTATCTAACGAAAGATCAACCTTAACGTTTGAGTAGCTGCGATGAGTAATAGTATTATCCGCATTTGTTCTTATATATCCGGTAGCAGACGGGTTTGTAAGCTGTACAATGTTTTGACCAACCGTTGTTGGTGTAATGCCTGCCCACGTTGAAAGATCGGCATCATAAGCCTGCACGTTTGTTCCTATTACTAGATTTGCTTGAGTTCCAACATTACCACTTGCATCATAAACCAACATACCCGCTGGTGTTACTGGAAATGAAGATGAATTAACATAAGTGGGAATTACTAGTTGCCCCAAACTTGTAAATGCAGCTTGCTTAGTTATAGTACCCGCACGCTTTGAATAAAATTCAAAATCATCATCTTCGCTTGATCCTGTAACATCCGTTCTTTTTATTGCTAATCTTGCTGCTTCATTTGTTGCGCTTGCTCCTGTAGGAAGATTTAATCTTACATATCCGCCAATATTATTTGCAGGTGTTGCGGTGGTTATTAGCGTTAAATCAAGAATCGGGCTTAATGTGTTTGTAGTTGCATTCTGTGTTTTTGAATGCACGCCAATACCACCGCCTGTTGCTTTACCTTCAACGCCGATACCAGTACCGTCATTTAAACCGTATATAGCCTGACCGCCACCAGTGCTTTTAATTCCCTGAAAAGTAGCGGCGCTTCCTGTTCCAGTTACTACGAGTGTATTTGTTCCTGCTGTTACAGTTACATTACCCGGTAATGATCCATCACCAGAATAAATACCGTTTCCATCT